AATGTCTTCGAGCGGATAGGAACGCTTGGAGATGCCGAATTTCGTCAGTCCACCACTGTCGCGAGCATCATCCGATAGAACACCCTCATTTTTCAGGAGAAGCTCGAAGGCTGGCTCGAAATCCATGAGTATTTCTCCGGGTAAGGGGCTTTTTGGCCGTCTAGGCTGAAGGAAAGGTTCCTCAGCATTATATGGATGCCATGTAATTGCGCTTCGTCTGGGTCGGTGCGGAGATAGATGAACACGATGCCTCTGAACCGTCCTGAAAAGCCTGGGGGTACACCTACGGCGCAAACCTGTTTGACATTCACGCCCTGCAGATACCGGCTGCTGATTGATTGAGCCCATGGCCTGCAGACGAGTTCACCATTGAGCAGCCGGAATAGCGTCGTATTGTCGGCAGCGCTGGAAGTGAATAACGGCACATCGATGGCCACACGGGATGCCAATGCCCTGTCATATTGCTCTTGAATCTGCCGGTCAGTAGAACGGAAATAGATTATGCGCCGCGTGTTAGCGGGCGCATTCACCGACGCTATGACCACAGTAGACATCTCGGGGGGTCCGGTTTTCAATGCCGCATCTGCCGCCGCAGCTCTGAGATCTGTTAGTTCCAGCGGGGTGGTGTCAACCGAGAATTTCGCCGGCTGGATGACGCCCCGAATGTAATCGCGCGAGTCGTATGCAAACCCGAGGACAAGCCCAATCAGCGCGAGCCACGACAACAGCGCGAGCCGGCGAATCGTGAGCGCCTTCAAGAGCGTGACGAATGCATCCGCAAGACCGTTGGCCGCGCTTTCGAGGGTCATTTAAACCACCCGGTTCCAAATGGAAAGGACGCCATCGAATCTCATTTTGAACGGAGAAGTCGCGCCCATGGTCGTCGGCGCTCCGACTGCGGTGTAACTGCCGCCGCTCACAGTGAGGGCGGTCACGGTTTGGGTCGATGCGATCAGCACCTCCTGGCCGTGCACTGGACTCGATGGCAGCGTGATAGTGCCAGTTGCCAGCGTTCCAGCAGGGGTGAGCAGCAGGTAAACGGGTTCGCCTGTTGTAGTGGGCGTAATCTGGTAAGAGAACCCGGTTAGCGGCGTGTTGTATTTCGACTCGAATCCACCGCTGCTGGCCGTCAGCAGGGACTGCAAATATTCAGCGAGCGTAGCTGGCGTAACGCCTGCGTCCGATCCAAGCAATGCGCTCGCCAGTGGGATCAGATCCGATGCTGTGACGGCTGAAACTGTGGGGAGGTTTCGTATGCTCATTGGTCAGCCTCCGAGAACGAGATCGCCATTACCGGGCCGCTGCTGAAGCGGTGTGGTGCTATCGGCAGGAATGAATACCGGCCCCGGCGTGCCAAGCCGCCGATTCCCGGCCCCGTATGGGATATGCCCCTGCATTGGCCGGGTCGCATCGACATTGATCATGGCTTGGGTAAGCAGCCCGGCATACGATTGCGCCGCATTCGCCGCCAAAGCGGCAGGAGGTTGCCTGCCGAATAGTGTGCAGATCGTCATCGCGAGGTTAGAGACCACAGCGGGTAGATTCGCGAGCGCAATGCCGGACTCATCGTCAAGCTCGTCGCCGACGACATACCCAAGGTTGACATCATTCGCCGCCCACATGGCCATCATCTGGTCGAGTTCAGTGACTGCATCTTGTAGCTCCTCGGGACGCAGATCGAAGACATAGGCCGCTAACGACGCATTCTTGAATGCCTGCAAAACGATCTGGCGCTTGGTTGTCATGGTTGCTCTTTACGGGGCCTGCCTGGGCCGCGCTTGACGATTTCAGCGGGCGGCTCGGTGGCCGGCTCTAGCAGCACGCCTTCGTAGGCCTCAATCGCCTCCGTCAGCGTCTCGCGCCAGCCGGCATCCTTCGCCATCTCGATCTCGTCTTCGCGGGCATCCTGATACCTGTAGGCATAGCCAGCCGGGCCATGATTCCACCCATGCTGGCTTGCCTTGCTCGATGGGCCAACGAAATACATCGGGATCATCAATATCCTCCTGGGCGGCGGGCCGCCGATGTGGGTTTCTTCGGAGCAGGCTTCTTGGTCGCTTCCCGCGCAACGTCTAGCGCGATGGCCACGGCTTGCGCCTGCTTCTTGCCAGCAGCCTTTTCGGCCTTGATGTTCTCGGAAACCGCCTTGCGGCTTCCGCTCTTGATCAGCGGCATGACTTACGCCAGCCGGTACGCCACCCAAGTCGCCGTGCCCGTCTTACGCAGCCGGAACCGGCCTGACGAGTTGAGCGACCCGGCTGCGCTGTAGGCTGGGATGTCCGCATTGCCGACAATCGTGACCCCGGTGTTGACCGTGATCGACGCATCTTCAGCATCGACCGTGCTGGTGTTGATGATGCTGAAATCGAAAGCGTCATCAGCCACGAATTCAGGCAGCGCGGTGTCAAGCGCCGATCCAGTCGGGAGTTGCAACGCTGAGGCCGCGCCCGCGGCTTGGTTGACCGTGATGATCCGCGTCAGCAGTTCCGCCGCGGTCAGCGTGGCCGAAACAGTCTTCGCGGTCGGCGTGGGCTGGTTGACAGCCGGCACGCCAGGTTCGGGAACCGTGACGATTGGCGCAGTGCCAACGTTCGCGAGTACCCGGCCTGGGCCGCTGTTCTCGATGCGCGCCGTGGTCGCCACGCTCACAGCAGCCGACAGGTATTCGGTCGAACCGGAGACGACTGCGACCGGCACGAAGACGGGCGGCTGATTCGGTGAAGCCACTGCATAGAGCAGCGTTGCCACAGCGCCATCGGCGCAGGCAATGGCGATCTTGGATGATGCCGGGATGGCGATATCGGTACTGGTCCCGAATGCGTATATAACGGTGGTGGTCATGTCTCAATCCTTGAAAGGAAGGGGCCGAAGCCCCTCGTAGTTTTAGGTCTGGCTGAACAGTTCGATGCCAGCCCGCTCGGGGTCCAGCAGAACCACGCCCCACCGGGTATCCCAGCGGTACTTGACCTTGTACGTGTTGATGTCAAGGAACTTCGTGCAGGTCACCTCGATACCTTGATCCGTCGATGCGCGCATCACCGCCACGCCGGCATTCGTCGGCACTGCGTAGCGGCCAGGCAGGATCTCAATCACGTCCTTCTGCCAGAAGGGGTTAGTCTGGGTGGTGACGGTGTTCAGGAACACAATCGCTTGCGTCGCGCCGCCCGAGCCGCTCACCGCGCAGTTTTGGTAGGCGATCTCCGCATCCGAGCCGCCTTGTGCGGTGATCATCGGCGGGGTGATCACTATCGTGGTCGCGCTCGCCACGCTCACCACGCGGAACGTCTTGAGCGTGCCGGTGCTTTGCTTGGTGATGTGGTGCACTTCCGTGACGCCGGCCACCGTGAACGCATCCCCCGCAGCGACGTTGGTCGTGCTGCTGATGGGGATCGTTTGGAACCGGTTGTCAACGTTGGACATCTCGCCGGTGGCAGCGATGCTAACGGCCTTCGGCACCCAGTAGTTCGAGGCGCTCGAACGTGTATCCATCGTCAAGCCAGCGCCGCCAGCCGCCGCCGTGAGGCGATAGCTGTAATCCAGCTTGAAGGTGTCCAGGCTCGAAATGCGACCGACGTAGGACTCTTCGTAGGCGTTGGTCGGCTTGCCGGTCATCGTGGAGCGGTTCGCCAAATCCTTCGCCATGTTGTTGTAATCGGCAGATGCGAGGCCCCAGATGCGATCACGCGGCGCAACACCGACACGATTGAGGGCAGAGTCGATCTGCGCGGCGTCATCGTAGCCGGCTGCAGCAGTTGTGCGCTTGATCACGACTGAGCCATACAAGCCAGCCAAGTTGACCACGGACACATTGATGTCGCTCGCGAGCTTCTGCGCCGCGGCTTCACCCAGGCGATTTTCCTGCAGCGCATCGTTCAGCTCCTGCGCCGTCAGCAACGCGGTGCTGTGCTTGGCGTAGGAGATCGATGCCGGGACCGCCAGCTGCGTAGCATCGTCGAAATTCGAGGTTGCATCCGTGCCATCGTGCGACTGGGCGATGTATGGCACTGGCCGCCAGATGATGTTGTTCGAACGCTCCATGGACTGAGGATCAGTCTTGTAGATCCGGACATTCTTCGACATCACTAGCTGATCTTGGAATCCCTCCAAGACTTGGTCAAAAGCTACTTTTTCCTCGCGGTTGAAGGCGTTCGACATTATGTATTCTCCAATTTAGATTTGGTGTAGCTGCCTCTTTCGATTAAATAGGCCGCTGCGGATTTGAGTATATCCGGGCTGTCTCTCAAATGCCCGATTCCATGATTGCATGGGCGACAGAGTAAACCTCTGACAGCACCAGGGTCTTCAAGCTCTTTTCGAGCCCGCCAAGCCTTGCACTTTTCGGCTGCTTCTGTCATTTTCCCGGGCTCTTGAGTTGCCGCTTATAGGCGATGATTTCCGAGCGATCCCCGGTTTTCTCTGCCTTGCGCTCAAGCTCATCTAGCCGGGCATTGGCTCCACCAGCCATGCGGGTTGTTCCGCCTTGTGGCGTGGTTTCGCCTGATATCTTTGGTTTGCGGTTTGTCTGCACTTGTGACTCCAATCGCGCGAGCGCGAATGCTGTTTCAACGGGATCAAGGCCTTTGAGCGCCGCTAGTTTCGCCGGGGATTTCCCCAGGGCGTATACGAGCGCCGCCGAATCCTTTGTTCCTGCGATGAGCACACCGACTTGCGTTTCCGACAGCACATCCCGTACTGCGGCCTCAGCCTCGTCGTAGTCTTCCCGCTTCAGCAGTGTCTTTGCGGCTTGGTAGGACTGCAGCTTTGCATTCCAAGCGGCTTGTTGTTTCTGCTGTTGTGCCTCAGATGCTGCAATCTCTGCTGCGATCTTGGCCTTTTTATCATGCCATGATTCTAGCTTCTTTGCAAACTCATCCTCGTCATATTCTGATTCGGCTAATGTCGGGCGCGGGCCGGGGTCAGTTTGTTTGGGGGTTTCGGCTTGTTTCGCCGCCTGAAGCTCGCGCAGCTGCCGGCGTAATTCGCGGTTTTCCTCGCGGGTTTGCCGAACCCATTCGGGCGCTGGTTGCCCTTTGTATGGGTCAGTATCCGGTTTGTCAGGCTGAGGTGCCTCATCTGCGAATCCGACAAAATCAATCTCGTCCTCCGCCGGCGGTTTCTGCTCTTCGATCGATTGCGCCTCAGCATCTGCGCCCTGATCCTCGTCCGCTGGCGTTTCGTGATCGATGATTTCTTCGGTTTCGTCCATGGTATTACTGCCCCGCGCTCGCGGAGGTTGGTTTGGTATTCGTGGCCGGCTGCTGACTACCATCCAGCGCCGCCAGCAGCTTCAACAGCTGATCCAGCTTCGCGGCATCGATGCCTTGAATGACGGCTAGCGCATCAGCCTTAGTCTTCTCGACTTGGGCAGTTTTCAGCTCGGTATTGGATTGGGTCTCAGCCGTCTTCGCCTGGGCCATCGCCAGCTGATTCTGAGCCGCTGCTTGGAGATATTGGGCTTGTGGGTCAGGCGGCTGATTCTTCGCCGCCTCAGCCATCTGCTGCGCCTCTTCCTCGGTCGGCTCGATCACGCCCTTCTGCACCAGGCGGTCACGCATCCAATGGCGTGCATCCTGGACGCCTTCGCCTTCAATATTCATTAGCGCGAGTCCTTCAAGCGCAAATTTCGTATCTGGGTCCGACGAAATCTGCGCCATGCTGCTGAATGCGCGCGCTGCAGCAGCCCGCCTGCTGGAGGATGCCGGGCCGGCCTGGGCAACCACCTTGAACTTCGCCTTGCTGATGTCGTTCTTCAGCCCGGCGAGTCCGGTTTTCTGGTCAACGATAGGTTGATTCAACACCGTTGTTGACGCCTCGCCGCCGTTGTTGATGACCGCCTCTTCACGGCTTTCCTCGACGTACACATCGCGTGCCATGCCAAGGAAGATTTCGCCGCTCCTGGCCATTGCGATCTCGAGATTGCTGATGTAGACGAACGTCCTTGCATCCTGCGCGTGCTGCATCAGGTCCAGCGCGTGCCCGCTGATCTGCGAGGGTGTCACGTCCGCTGGGTCGGCTTGCGTGCCTAAGATGTCCTTGAGCCCGATGTCGCACATCTGCAACAGATCGGCCAGCACTGGCGAGGTCGTCGTCGGTGGTGTCCACTCTGTCACCGCGAACTGCGTCGCGTCAGGCGACGGGCTGATCTTGTTTTTGAGCAGGAACGATGGCCGATCCACCTCTCGATTGATCCATGACTGCTGCACGCCAGCGATCTCGCGCGGGTCCATCACGGGTGTCTGCGGCAGCCATGTCGCAGCATTCTCGGCTACCCATGAATAAGACACGTTGAGCATTACCTGGGCGTCGCGCGTCGGTGAGACATGGCCCATGCAGCGCTGGATACCATCCACCACCTCATAGGTCCCGCACACCGGGACGATTGGGATATCGCGGCCTGCGATGTACCCGTAATCGATGAGTATCTCTGCGCCGGACATCAGGTACTTGTGGACGCGCCGACGTTTGGTTTTCTTCGTGCGCGCCAAGAAGAAGCCGCGCGCTTTGAGCGTCGCCTCAAGCTCAGGATCGTCATCGAAATCCTCTGCTGTATGGTCTTCAGTGATT